AAAAGGCGAATACAACGGAGAGTTAGCTTGTTATATTATTGTTGAAAATGGAAAAACTTCTTGCGTACCTTTAGACACAGCAAACACAGACTATCAAGCAATACAAGAATGGGTAGCAGCAGGTAACACAATAGCAGAGGCGGACTAATGAGTGAAGAACAAAAATTTTTAACGGAAGCTGACATAGATAGAATAGCAGAAAAAGCAGCTGAAAGAGCATTAGAGAAAGTATATGCTGAAGTTGGTAAAAGTGTATCTAAAAAACTAATGTGGATTATGGGTGTTGTTTCTATAAGTTTAATAGTATGGCTATCTAGTTTTGGTGGATTAACTAAATTGTAAGGAGGCAGTATGTATACACTTGCAAAAATAATGGCAGCACACCCCGACAGAAAAATTAATGGTCAATATCGTAGATTATATTATCGTGGGAGGATGCCACATAAATTATGAAAAAAGATAGTAGATTACAAAGAGCAGGAGTTAGTGGTTACAATAAACCTAAGCGTACCCCCAATCACCCTAAGAAATCTCATATAGTTGTTGCTAAAGTGGGTGATAAAATAAAGACTATAAGATTTGGACAACAAGGGGCTAGTACAGCTGGAAAACCTAAAGCAGGTGAATCCGAAAGAATGAAAGCAAAACGAAAATCATTTAAGGCTAGGCACAGTAAAAATATAGCTAAAGGAAAAATGTCAGCAGCTTACTGGGCGGATAAAGTAAAATGGTAAAGAAAAAAAGAAAAAGCACAGTAAATAAAGCAGGTAACTATACTAAACCTACTATGCGTAAAAATCTTTTTAATAAAATTAAAGCAGGTAGTAAAGGTGGTAAGCCCGGACAATGGTCAGCACGTAAAGCTCAAATGTTAGCTAAACAATATAAAGCTAAAGGTGGTGGTTATCGTGCCTAAAGCTAAAAGCCAAGAAAGTTTAACTAGATGGACTCAACAAAAATGGAGAACATCTAGTGGTAAACCTAGTAATGGTAAAAGAAGATACTTACCGGATGCAGCTTGGGATGCTTTAACACCAGCTGAAAAAAGAGCTACTAATGCTGCTAAAGCAAAAGGTAATAAGCAAGGTAAACAGTTTGTAGCACAACCTAAAAAGGTAGCAAAGAAAGTAAAAAAATATCGTTAATATAGGATTATAAAATGACATACTTACAAGTAGTAAATAATATTTTAAAAAGATTAAGAGAAAGAACTGTAGCATCTGTAAATGAAACAACATACTCTAAATTAATAGGGGTGTTAGTTAATGATGCTTTAATAGAAGTAGAAAATGCTTGGAATTGGTCAGGACTTCGTACTACTTTAACAGCTACAACTTCTAATGGTATATTTAATTATGAACTTAATGGTACACAAAATAGATTAACAGTAATAGATGTTATAAATGATACTGATAATTTTTTCTTAAAACAAAAAAGTTCACACGATTTTAATAATTTCTTTTTAAATAGTACACCCGCAACAGGTTCACCCTACTATTATTCTTTTAACGGAATAAGTGCTGATGGAGATACACAAGTTGATTTATACCCAATACCTGATAAAGCTTATACAATTTATTTTAATGTAATACTAAGAAGTGCGGAAAAAGAAAATGATGCAGATACATTTAGCATACCAACTAAACCTATTGAATTATTAGCTTATGCATTAGCTGTAGAAGAAAGAGGAGAAGATGGCGGTGCTGCTTCTACAAGTGCTTACAATAGAGCAAACGCAGCTTTACAAGATGCAATAGCTTTAGATGCAGCTAAACATCCGGAGGAAAGTCTTTGGTATGAAAGCTAGAAGCATACTAACAGCTAATTTACCAACAAGTATTGGTACATTATATACAGTTCCTGATAATATAAGAGCAAAATGGATATTAGCTTTTGTCTCTAATGGTACAGGTTCTACAATTAGTAATGTAGTATTACAAATTAGTAACGGAGTAACAATTAAAGTGCTTGGTTCTAAATCTTTAGGGGCAGGTGATTTTATTCAATTAGAATCAGATGGTGGTTATGTAATGCTTGAGTCGGGAACTACAATAGAAGGGAGTGCAGGAAGTACAGGAGTATCTTGTATTCTTACTGTAGAAGAATTACCATTTATAGTGAGTACAGTATAATGGCAAAAAATTTATTAACAGCATCATTAGTAGCCCCAGCATTTTTAGGTTTAAACACCCAAGAGTCTAGTGTAGCTAATGACCCTAGTTTTGCTTTAGAAGCTAATAATTGTATTATAGATGAGTTTGGTAGACTAGGGGCAAGAAAGGGTTGGACATATCGTACTACTTCAGGTGGTACAGGTGTTAACTTAAAAGGTATGCACCCCTTTTTAGATATAGCAGGTACTAATACTTTAGTGTCTTGGTCTAGTACTAAATTTTATACAGGGCTAACTACACTAACAGAACGCACCCCTACCACTACTGATACTATTAGTGCTGGTAATTGGAGTAGTGCAACATTAAACGATAGGGCATATTTCTTTCAAAGAGATTATAAACCTTTGTATTATACAAATGAAACTACACCTAATGAATTTAAAAGTATAGACCAACACGCTGATTATACAGGTACAGCTCCGGAAGCTGATATTGTTGTTTCTGAATTTGGTCGTTTATGGGCTGCTGATACAGTAACAAATAAAACTACAGTATATTTTAGTAACTTATTAAATGGTGCAGAATGGAATACAGGAAGTGCAGGTACATTAAATATATCCGGCATATTACCAAAAGGTCAAGATGTTATTACAGGTTTAGGTGGTCATAATGGTAGATTAATTATATTTTGTAAAAATAATATTATTATATTTTCTGACCGAGATAGTTTTCAAGGAAGTTTTGATGTAAATACTTTACATTTAGTAGAAGTTATAGAAGGTGTTGGGTGTATTGCTAGAGACAGTATACAAAATATAGGGAATGATATTATATTTTTATCGGCTACTGGATTACGTTCATTAGGTAGAGTAATACAAGAAAAATCACAACCAATGAATGATTTATCTAAAAATATTAGAGATACATTTATGGATATTGTAAACAGAGAAAGTGATTTAAGTTTAGTAAAATCTTGTTACTTTCCTGAAGAAGCTTTTTATTTAATTAGTTTACCGGAAGCAGCACAAGTATTTGTATTTGATACTAGAGGTGCTTTAGAAGATGCTTCATTAAGAGTAACTACTTGGAATAATTTAGACCATACTGATTATGTTTATGATGCTACTAGTAAAGTTATGTATCTAACACAAACAGATGGTATAGCTGAGTATAGTGGTTACAATGATAATGGTAGTGCATATACTATGTCATACTTTACTAATCACTTTGACTTTAATGCACCTAATGTACTTAAACTATTAAAACGAGCAGCAGTTACAGCTATTGGAAGTTCAGCACAATCATTTACTTTAAAGTGTGGTTTTGATTATACAACTAATTATTTTAGTTTTCCATTTACCCTAAGTCAATCAGCGGTATCGGAATATGGAATAGCTGAGTACGGAAGTAATGCAGCAACAGTAGCAGAGTATCAATCAGGTATTTCTTTAGAAAGGCTTGATTCTTCTGTATCAGGTTCAGGCTCAATAGTACAACTTGGTATTGAAACAACAATAGATGGGGCTTTATTAAGCGTTCAAAAATTAGACATTTACACTAAACAGGGTAGGATTATATAATGAGTAATTATTCAAAAACAACAGACTTTGCAGCAAAAGATGCGTTAGCTACAGGTAATGCAAATAAAATTGTAAAGGGTACAGAGATAGATGATGAATTTGATGCCATACAGACAGCAGTAAATAGTAAAGCTGATACTAATAATGCTGCTCTAACAGGAACACCAACAGCTCCAACAGCTACTGCAGGTACAGATTCAACACAAATATCTACAACAGCATTTGTAAAAGATGCTATTGATACTGCAGTTGCTGCAGCTAAAGCAGCTTTATTTCCAGTAGGAACTATTTATACACAAGCGGCAGTATCTACTAATCCGGGAACTTTACTGGGATTTGGTACTTGGGTAGCATTTGGTACAGGTCGTGTATTAGTAGGTTTAGATGCTGCTGATACAGCTTTTAATACATTAGAAGAAACAGGTGGTAGTGCAGATGCTATTGTAGTAAGTCATACACATACAGCAACTTCTACAGTAACTGATTCTGGTCACAATCATTCTATTAATTTAACAGGTTTTACAGGTGCAGGAAATACTGCTTTAGCAGCTCAAAATATTGTAGGTAATACACAAACTACCTCTACAGCAACAACAGGAATTAGTGTTAGCACATCTGTAGCATCAGCTGGTTCTAGTGGTACAGATGCTAACTTACAACCATACATAGTTGTGTATATGTGGAAAAGAACTGCTTAATGGGTAAAAAAATACCT